ACACATACAGTTGAATAAAATGTTTGGTGTCTCATCGTTTTTTTCGTCCTCTTTAGTTAAAAACATCTCAACTCTCTTCTTTGCTTCATTGATATAATATTCTCTATCTAAATACTCAGGTATTTCTTTATTATGAATATTCTCATTATCAATGAATAAATTATCAGGTGTATTTGCAAACTTTTCGTAAGATTTAACACCTTTTTCTATTTTTAATTTGTAAATAGAACCATCCGTTTCCTTTGTACTGGCAAATACTCTATGTACTTTTCCCTTCAGTAAACTCCCTTTAATACTTGTAACTTTTGAAGTACCATCAGTAACCTTATTATATACACCAGTTCCATACCAAACTTCCTTATATTTGGATGACAACTTAATAACCTTTTGGAACTTGATTAATTCAGTACACTCATTTATAGTTTGCTCTATAGATTTGCCATTTGCCAGATAATCTCTAACAGCATCATTTAGAATTGGCAAATCATTATCAATAGGCTTATTTTTCTTAACCATTGCTCCCTTACATTCAAGCTTTCCGTTTTTCATAACAGCTATGTAATTATTTACATCCTTCTGAATAAGTTTTGTGTATTCTTCAATTTCAAATTCCATTCTGAGTCTTTTCCATACAGAATTTGTAATTTCGATTACTTTGTTCTTCATTTCTTCATTTTCGCAAAGAACAAATATACCATCAGTATTTGTCTGCAATAATCTACAATAAGGTTCCAACTTATCAATTAAATCCAATATGAACAATTGACCAAAAATACAAGTAAGATTCGCCATTAGTGGATCATAAATGGCACCATTTCTATCTTTTGAAGCTCCATAAATTCCATTAATCATAGGTTTTAATGCTTTATTTTTTGAATTTCCTTTTGCTTTTAAATTCAGCCTAAAATCTCTCATCTTTCTAAAATCATCAGGATTTTTAAACTTTCTGCTCAAAAGATTATATTCTATATCAGTTGTTGGATACATACTTGATACATCAGCGTGTAATATAATACCTTCAAATATTGATTGTTTATCGTCAGCCCCATGACATCCTCCCCAAGCAAATACGTGAGGTATTCCTGCCACAATACAACACAACTGATTATTATGTTGATTATCCTCTGATCGAAGATGTTCTTTATATCTCCAATTCTTAGGATTCATGTACCACTCTGGAATAAATTTGTATTTATCCGATAATTTTATGGTTTCTGGAAGTCTTATATCAAATTCATCATCCATTGTGTGTTGATCAACTGCATTAAGAATTTTTGCTGCCAATTGTACTTTTGTCTTTGTAAAATAAGACATGTCCAAATTATACAGTTCAATAATGTCTAATTGACCTTCAAAATCATCCCAACATTCATCAAGTACTCTAAGCAACTCCGAAACATCATGAATATTATAAAATTTTGTTTGTTCTATTTCTTTTGCCGTTAATGGTCTATCAATATTAAAATCTACTTCTGTTTCTCTAATATCATCTCCCATAAATGCTTCTAATTGTTTTAGTGACTTATCTTTCAGAATTGCATCATAATCATTTAATGGATAATTCTTGAAGTTCCTGACCACCTGAAATGGCTTTTTACCTTCCTTGATCAGCTTATCATTTATGTATCCAACATTCATTCCATCCAAAATAGCTTTAAATATGCCTGTATCATATTGTCTACCGTTATATGATACAAAAATTTCATCCTTATGTTTTTCATAAAACTGAACAAGTTCTTGTCTATTATTAATGATTGTAATAATGTTGTATCTATCCTCATAATTGATAAATGTAACACACCACCAATTGATTTTTGAGTATACTTCAAAGTCATATCCCCAAATTTTATTTTTGTCTATCAATCATCAATCACCTCCATTATCAAAATCCAAAGCCTTGTATCTTATCACTTTTATAAAATATCCAGTCATCAACTAATATCTGCGGAGTCTTATTGCATTTCATATCAATAGAAAATCTACCAACTATATTAAATTCAATATTTTCACCTACACTTAATATTTCTTTATACAAAGCTGCTAATGAGCTTCCTTTTGTTTGCTTTGTGAACTTGATGTTATGATATATAAATTCGATTTTATTCTGTTTTGAACCAATTAGATTTAAATTGTATTTATTGCATGGGACATTTTTAATATAAAAAATAGGCTCCTGTACTGTGTTTCCCCATATATAATCATACTTAGCAACATTTTTAATAATCTGATCGTGTAATTTATCTACGTCATATATGTTATAAACATGATATGTTGGTTCATTAATTCGATTCATAGTTGATAATAGTTGAAATAACTTATTGGTATTTTCAAAAGTTATTTCACATCCAAATGCTCCTGGATGTCCATCTACCATATTAAATAGCCCCGTATCTTTGCACCATTTGTTAAAATCTAATATTTCACATTTATCACACCCTCGTCCACTTCCCTTACATATGTCTCCTTTTCTTCTCATTAACAAACATGGTCTTTGATATTGGTCTGCTAATCTGTTTGCAATTAATCCAGTGGAATTACTGTTAACATCATCTCTGGCATTACATACCAAAATTGGTAGTTTATCCATTCCATATTTTTTAATCTCTTCAGATAATATATCTGCACTTTCTTCTGTGATTTTTTTCTGTTTTCTGTTTGTAGATTGACACGCCTTTAATACATATTCTTGAATAGTCATATTGACCATTCCCTTGCCTTTAACTTTTCTTTCTAGCATTTTGTCAGAATTACATAATGCTTCAAACATATAGCATTTATCTTCATATTCTCCAAGACGGATCATAGAATTTATTAAAGGACAAACATAAAATCCCAATCCATTAATTGTCACATTATTATTCATTGAATACATTTGAGCATCTACTAAAACAGAAATCAATTTATTTTTATTTGTTTTACTCTTAATCAGTTCTAACCCTTTTAGAATCAAATATCTTGTCTGTAAATTTAGAGTATCTGCTCTATCACCAATCATTCCAAGTGCTACTAAGTCCAGATAATCATCTGCATAATCAACTCCATAATATTTATCCAATAACTTTGTGAACTTATATGTAACACCAACTCCTGTCATGGCTTTATCCGTCACTCTGGATGAGTATTGATTATTTACTATAACTGCTGGATTATTAGGAATGGTATCATCTTTATTTCTAATATTATGGTGATCAAGAATGATTACTTCTTTACCACTTTCTTTTAATTTCTTGCACTCATCCACATCTCCAGAACCAGCATCTGGAATAATTACCAACTTAGCATTATCTAAAAACATAGAATCTACAACATCTTTTAGACCATGTACCTTTCCTTTATGAATAAAACATCTTATTTCTATTGATGGTTTCATTCTCTTTATATATTGATAAATGTTCGCAGCCGATGTATAACCATCACAGTCACAATCAACCAGTAAATCTATCACACTGTTATTTGAAATATGATCTACGAGAATATCTCTTGCTTTTTCAATGTTGTCAAATTGTAACGCACTTTCTGTATTTTTAATTGTTGGATTCAGGAAGGAGTTAATATCTGTTATTCCCTTCAATTTCAAAATATCTTCAAGTTCATTTCCAAATCTTACTTTACCAAGTACATCAATTTTAAAACTCAATTAATCTCTCCTTCCTAATTATTTGTTCCAACATATATTTTCTGATCCATCAATCTCAATAATGTTTCTTTCCCTTTGTCAGTTGGTGAATCTTTATAATCAAGTAAATCATTTGAATCCCATAAAACGGCGACAATCATATATGCAGATAATTTATCAATAATTTTATCTTTAATATGTTTAGCCCATTTTTTACATTCCTCAGAATCTAATGTCTGATATTGTTTATCTAATGCAATTATTACTTCTCTTACACCAAGCATTAAAATCAAGCCACGTTGATAATCTGTGAGATTGCTCCCACATAAAGCAACTGTAAAATTATCTTCTCCAAACATTGTGTCAGTTTGGAATACTGATTTTTCAGCTTCTACCAACATAATTTTTCTTTTTGTTTGAATGGCTTTCATATTATGATTTAATCCAAATAAATTCTGACCAAGAGAATGATTATAAAATCTCCTACCAACTTTAAACGGAGTATATTTTCCAAATAATTCTATATCTTCATCTACTAAAGAACGTCCTCTTACCCCTATCAATTGATTGTTTACGTCAAAATGGGGAATTATGATTTTTTGCTGCCATGTAGAATACATGATATTGTATTTCTCCATAGTTTCAATTGAAATACCCTCTTTAATCCAATCCTGAGTATACAGTTTTTGAAATATTTTCAAAATGCTTTTATCATATGGAATTAAAGGTTTTGTCTCTATTTCTTTTTTGGTTGTGCGTTTGTACTTTCTAATAAATTCCCAATCTGAAATTTGTTCTTCTTTTCCAAATCCATATTCACAATTATCAATATTTAATTTTATACATATCCAGTTAATTGCTTTTTGAAACTCATCTCGCTCATAACCTTTATATCCCATGACAACTCCGATAATATCCATCTGCCCACATTCTGTATAGCAATGAAAGCTCTCAGAGTCTTTGTAATAATACAATTTAGGTTTCTTTCCGTGATGACATATAGTATCTGTAATCCACATATCATCATCTTCGTAGTAGAAAGTTGCCCCCATTTCAGTAAGCAACTTCCTAATATCATCTTCTGATAATTTCTCCTTTAATTCCTGGGCGGTCATATAGATACCTCCCTATACTGTAGTCTTTGATGATTTTGATAATTCCATTGCTAATTCAGATCCAGATATTTCTTCATCACCCTCAATCATATGTACCTCACCAACATCATCAAAAGAAAAATTAATAATTGTCTTCTCGATATCTGGAATCAATTGATAACTATAATCGGTAACAAAACAATCACTTTCCCTCATAGTTCCAAGATTCAGTTTTGTCCAGATTACAATCACCTTCCATTTCCCACCACGATTTTTGAAGATGTAATATGCCATATTAGGAATTAATGATCCAAATTTTCCTTCTGATTCTAATATTGGTTTTAGCTTTTTGAGATCTTTTTGTGTAACGGGTAATGCAAGAATTCCACCATCTGCTTTTTCTATAATCGCCTTTGATCCTTTTAAGGCTCCAGCGTCCTTATTATTTTCGTCTTTATAGGTATCATTAAGCTGTGTTGCAGAACCAAGGTATATATTAAATTTGTTTGCTATGGATTTTAATGAGGCACTGAACAGAAAGAGAATTTGATGGGTTGCTAACTTAGTGTGTGTTTTATTGTAATAATACTCATATAAAGATGGAGAATCATTGATATAGTCAAAAAAACAAGCAAAAATTCCATAATTAATAATATATCTTTCAATGGTTTCTGTTATTAAATCTATTGTGAAATCTGGCATATACTCAATGTAATATTCATATCCCTCTATATATTCTGCTGATTTATCTAAAACTTGTTCCTCTTCTTTAGTTATGTTATCCCATGTTTCAATTCTTTCCTGATCTATTCCACTAACATGAGCAAGAATAATATCCTGAATTTCTTCTTTCTCTAATTCAGTAGATATAAATAAAACCTTTTGTGCCTCACCAGTAGAAATCCATTCATGCTTATTCCAATCATAAATTCTATCAGATACCATATTACATCCATCAGCAAGAGAACTTCTTGATTTACCACCACCACTTATAGAACTTCTTATGATAAACTTCTTACGTCTCATGCCCCTATATACAGTTGTAAGATATCCTGATTGGAACGGATAACCATATGTATTTTCTTGTTCTTTGTGTTCTTTTAACCTATTTTTTATCCCATCTCCTACTTTAAACGCATAATTATCTCCAAATACATTTTTCCACATAGATTTAAAATCTAAGAATCTATTTGTGAATACATTTAATACATCAGAACTTGTCAATTCATTAAACTTCTCAATCTTACTTTCATCTGACTCATCATAAATAAAGGTTATATCCATTTTAAGTTCTTCAGATGCGTTTCTTATAATAGAATACTTTCGTACATCGTCATGGTATTTACCAATGTTCATCAGCTTATCAGAAGCCATTTCGATTGCTTCTTCTATATAATCCCAACCATTATTATTTTTCCACAGAGAAGTTGCCGTTGTTATTTGTGCTATCTCATTCTCTATATCAAGGGAAGAAATCTTTTCAACATTTCCTTTTTTAGCAATGTTTACTAAAGCTCCCCATATCATCTTATGAAAATTTTCTGGATAATCATTTGCATTAGTCACATATTTTTCATCCAATATGAATCGTGGATTAATACAATAACATCCAAATAATAGAAATATCGCCTTTTTGTCTACTTGCTGACTAAAGTTAATGTGCGTCACCACCTTCCAATAGATTTTCCAAATTAACAAGTGATGAATTTTTATTTATGTGGCTTTTGTTATTTTGCTTAACAATCTTAGTTTTTATTTCTACATCTTTTAGTTTATTCATTTGATTTCTGATCTGTTCCTGTTGCGTGTAATAATCGCTTGCTTCTTCATAAAAATGTTTTACCAATGCAACTCCATATTTTTCATTTAACTGTTTCCCTAATATTTCTTTGCAGTACCATAATGTATAAGTCATAGCAGCATAAGACCAACCAAAATCCGTTTTCATATCTTTTATCTGTTTAAACATAAATCCTGTAGGTCTTTCAATTTCGTAATTTACACATATAAATTCTATCAACTGTTTATACTCATCACTTTCTCGTAAAATCTTTTGATAACATTCTTCACAATATGTTTTAGAAGCATGAATATGTTTTTCTTCTGGTTGCAATTTTTTACCACAATTTTTACAAGTCGATAATCTTGCCATATACACCTACTTCATGTAAAGGGAGGACGAACCTCCCTTTACAATCTCAATTTGTTTTAATATTGAACTTTTTGATGAGTTCTTCAAGTTCCATCACAATTACTTTTGTTAGGTCAAGCTGAGTATCTCTCAAAGTATCAAACATTTTTACATTTCCGTTTTCATCAAGTCCAAGATTCTTCTGCAATACTGCTGTAGCCTCTGCTAAATGTCCGTTAGATGCCAATAAGCCTCCCAATTCAATACCTTTTGATTTAATAGCTTCAAAATCTTCAATAGGTGCTGTTTTATCAATGGTTTTCTCTTTTGTAGTAAAATCCCCACCTAAATCTTCAACAGCTTTTGTCCATACAGACTTCAGATCTTTAACATTGACTTTATCCGGCAAACCAAATGTATCTTTGAGATCCGGATACTTATCAGATTTTTTGAAAGTAATAAACCTCTCTCCTTTTGTATCGGAATACATGTAACCTACCAAGAAAGCTGCTTCTCTACAATAAGAAAATGTATTCTTATTTAGCTTTAGAGAATCACTCTCTTTCTTTGTATCAAAATCTTTAGAATGACTTGATTGTGCAATAAAATGAACAGTATATCCAAGGCTCTGAATTACACCAATATTTCTTAATGCACTTTTGAAACGCAACGAACCCTCACCATAACCTCCTACATCTTTTAGAATCTCAGCATCCCTATTCTCCAACACATATCTTTCACAAAATTCTTCGTATTTATCTAATGTATCAATTACAATACAGGAAAACTTTTCTTTCAATGCAGGATTTCTCAACTGAACAATAACTGACTTAAAATCAGACATTGTATCAATCTTAACTGCCATAATACCTGGGATATTCTGAAATCTATCTTCAAATTCTAAGAAAAAAGGTTCTTTATCAGGAACTAATTCTTTTAAGAATTTCATAAGCGTAGTCGTTTTACCAACACCTGTATCTCCCATAAGAACAGTTGAATACTGAGTTAAGTCTACAGATACCTTATTTGGTGTTAAATCTAATAAATTTCCAATCATAAATTATGTATTATCTCCTTTATAGTTAATTTGGTGAATTACCTATCTGAGAAATCTCAGATAGGTTCTGTACATTATTAGTTCTGTGCGAATGGATTATATGTAGTCTGTGGAGCTGGTGTACTCGTATTCTTTTCAAATCCTGCAGCTGTTTCGGTTCCTCCAGTACTTCCACTCTTAATTTCTGCTAATTTAGCTTTCCGTTTTGCCTTCAGTGCGTCTACAATTTCCTGAGTAAGTTCATGCTCAAAAATTGTACTGACCGCTGTACCAGATTTGATCTCATTCTTACGAATGTAACTTCTCACTGCTTTGTCAATATCTGTACCAAATGCAGCTTTTTCCACTTGCTTAGTAATTTCAACTGAATTGATCACAGCACCAACCAGTTTTGTAAAAGCACCTTCGTAATAACCAGCCTGCCTGAATGCAGTAGCCATAGACTTGTCAACTACCATCTTAACAGGAATAAACTTATCTGCCGTATAAACAGCCTCTTTACCAAATCCTTCAGCAATCTGTCCAATGGCATCCATAACTACTACTAGATTTCCAGTAGGAACACTTTTTACAACTTCATCTTCAATTTTTTCAATAATTCCTTCTACTTCAAACTTTGCTTCTAATACAGTAGAATCATAATCTTTCGGCTCTACCTTATTAATGAATCTTGCAGAAATAGTATTTGTAGAAACTACACTACCGTCATTTCCCTTAAAATCATTATCTGTAAACATACCATCTGTAATAGAAATAATATCAGGATGTTCGCCATCTGAACAATGCTCAATATCCTTCAGATTGTCTTTTGCATCCACGTATTTCTGATAGAAATAACTTTCTTCTGTTGTGAAATTCTTATTCTCGTCTTTCTTAAACTTGTAAGCAAAGAATCTGATCTCATGCTCGCTATTATCAGCAGTTCTCAATACAAGACTACCGCCAATAGCATCTTCACCCTTTTTAGTCTGAAATTCCTCAATAGCATTTTTGACCAATTTACCTGTAACTGTTATTCTGTTTGTTAGTTCTTTCAAATAAATGTCCTCCTGTAAAATAAAA